GTATGACCCCGCACCCCCTCGAAGCCCTGGCCAACAGCGTCGAGCCCGACCCCGACCTGCCGGTGGACGTGTGGGCGGACACCTACCAGGTCATCCCCAAGGACTCGGGCGCCAACGAATACGGCAAGTTCCGAACCAGCCGCACGCCGCACGCCCGCATGGTCATGCAAGCCCTGAGCGACCACCACCCGTGCAAGCGCGTCGTGCTGATGGGTGCCAGCCAGATGCTCAAGACCCAGACCGGCCTCAACTGGCTGATGGCCAGCATCCACCAAAGCCCGGCCAACTTCCTGTGGATTCTGCCCACCGGCAAACTCGCCAAGCGGGCCAGCACCCGCATTGCCAAAAACATCGCCGCCGTGCCCGAGGTGGCCGAGCGCGTAGCCGCCCCGCGCAGCCGTGACAGCGTCAACACCCTCGACACCAAAGAGTACATCGGCGGCAGCCTGTTCATCGTCACCGCCGGCGCTGCCGCCAACCTTTCCGAAGTCCCGGCACGCCGCGTGCTGTTTGACGAAGTGGACCGCGCCGAACTGAACGTCAACGGCGAGGGCGACCCCGTGGCCCTGGCCGAAGCCCGCCAGACCACCTTTGAGCGCAACCGCAAAAGCTACTTTCCCAGCTCGCCGACCATCAAAGACGAAAGCATTGTCGAGCGACTCTACCTGCGCGGCACCCAGCGCCAGGCCCTGGCCGAATGCCTGCACTGCGGCGAGCTCCAGCCGCTTGACTTTGACCGCCTGATCGCCACCGAAGACGGGCAGGGCGCCCTGTACCCCTGCATGCACTGCGGAGCCGTCCATACCGAATCCGACAAGCCCCGCATGTTCGCCAAGGGCGCCTGGTCCGAAGGCGTTGGCAATGGCGACGGCGAAACCGAGAGCTTCACCATCTCCGGCATGTTCCTGCCCTACGGCTGGCTGCCCTGGATCGCGCTGCTGCGCGAGTACAAAAAAGCCAAGGCCAAATTGGATGAGGGCAGCGAAGAGGCCATGATCGCCTTCTACAACACCCGCCTAGCCAAAAGCTGGGAGCGGCAAAAAGAGCAAACCAAGGCCGAAGAGCTAATGCAGCGCGCTGAACCCTACAAACTCGGCACCGTGCCGGTGGGCGGTGTGGTGCTGACCGCTGCGGTAGACACCCAGGCCGACCGGCTAGAGCTACTTGTTAAAGCCTGGGGCCGTGGCTTGGAAAGTTGGGTGATTGACTACCAGGTGATCCGTGGCGACCCCGCCGACCTGCAAACCTGGGCGCGGCTTGATGCCCTGCTGCAAACCCGCTACCCCCACGCCTATGGCCAGACCCTGCCGATCCGCGCCGCCTTTGTGGACTCGGGCGGCAGCGCCACACAGGAGGTCTACAACTACACCCGCACCAAACGCCACCGCCACATTTACAGCATCAAGGGTGCCAGCCGTCCTGGGCGTCCGATTCTCAGCAGCAAGCCCAGCACCGTCGAAGTGCGCTGGAATGGCCGGGTGGAGCCGCACGGCGCCCAGCTCTGGTTTGTCGGTACCGACACCGCCAAAGACTACCTGGCCAATCGGTGGCGCGTCAGCCAGGGCGTGGGTCAAATCCACTTCAGCAGCGATTTGCCCGAGGACTTTTACCGCCAGATTACCGCCGAATACCGCGTGACCCTGTGGAAACATGGCCACCGCGTCAGCCGCTGGGAGAAAAAGCAGGCCGACCGCAATGAAGTGCTTGACCTGATGGTCTACAACACCGCCGCCGCGCATTACCTGGGCCTGCACAAACTCACCGATGCGCACTGGGACAAGATGTGTGCCGCGCTGAACCCCGACCAAATCAACCTGTTCGCCACCGATGCCGCTTCTCCGGAGAGGCAGGAAATACAAGACAAACCATCCTTTAGCCATCAAGAAACAAGCGCCACAAGCTACATAAAAGAGAGCGCACTGCCGCCCACTATCCAAACCAGACCCGCGCCCGCAACCATCCACCGTATCGCCCCCGCCCGCAACCCCCGCACCGGCAGCAGCTGGGCGAAAAAATGGTAAATCCTATGGCCGACATCATCGACGACCTGCTGACCCGCTTTACCAAATACGTGCCCGACCTGCCGCTGGAGGTGCGCCTGAAGATCGAGGCCGAAAGCCGCCACATCTGGGGCGGCAGCACCATCGAGAAAACCACCTATGTCGAAAAAGGCATTTGCGGCTACGGCAAGGAAACCCGCGCCATGCTCGTCAGCATGGGCCTGCAGCAGCGCAAGCCGCTGCGCCAGATCACCAGCGACATAGGTGCCCACCCAAGCACCGTGTTTCGCATGCTCAACCGCAAAACCCCGTGCAAGTAGCCCGCCTGTGGCAGTTTCCCCCTAAAAAATTCGCGGTCAACTGGCCATCATCGCCAGCATGACCGCCACCACCGAACCCAGCCGTGTCACGGCGGGCGACACCATTACCTGGCTTAAAAGCCTGCCCGATTACCCCGCCAATGCTGGCTGGGTGCTGGGCTACACCCTGATCAACCAGTCCAGTAAAAAAACCATCACTGCCACGGCCAGCGGGGCTGACCACCTGGTGATCGTGCCCGCTGCCACCAGCGCCACCTGGACGGCAGGCCTGTACACATGGGTCTCCAGTGTGAGCAAAGGCGCTGACCGCTACACCATTGGCACCAGCACCATCACCATTGACCCTGACCCGACCGCCGTGGCCAGCTTTGACACCCGCAGCAGCGCCCGCAAGGCGCTGGAAGCCGTCAACAGCGCCATGGAAACCTATGGCAACAAGGCCTATCTGCAGGGCTACGAAATCAATGGCCGCAAGCAGCAGTTTCACAGCCCCAGCGAATTCATGCGCTTTCGCAGCCTGCTGCTGAACGAAGTGGCGCGTGAAGACAGCGCCGCCCGCCTCAGCGCAGGCCTGGCCCCTCTTAACCAAATCCGTGTCAGGTTCGGCCCCCGATGAGCATTGCCACCCTCCCCAAACCCGGCTTTATGGCGCGCATGCTGCAGGGCTTGCGCGCTGCGCTGCCCACTGTGCAGCGCCGCAACTACGCCGCCGCCCAAGTCAACCGCCTCACCGAGGGCTGGACCACCAGCAACATCAGCGCCAATGCCAGCGTGCACCGCAGCCTGGATGCCGTGCGCGCCCGCAGTCGCCAGCTGGCCAACGACGACGAATACATCAAGAAGTGGCTCGGCCTGGTCGTCACCAACGTGGTCGGCCCGAACGGCTTTCGCTTTCAGGCCCGCGTCTATGACAAGCCCAGCAACCCGGACGATGGCGCCAACAACGCCATTGAAGCCGCTTACGCCAGATTCTGCAAAACCGGCGTCTGTGATGTCACCGGCAACCAGAGCATGACCGGCCTGTGCCAGACCAACATGCGCAGCGCCGCCCGTGACGGCGAATACCTCACGCAAATCATCCGGGGTGCCCCGGCCAATAACCCCTTTGGCCTGGCCTTTCAGGTGCTCGACATCGACCGCCTCGACACCGCGCTGAACCGCCCGGCCCAAGGCGCCACCCAGGCCATCCGCATGGGCAAAGAACTCAACGCCTTTGGCCGCTGCACCCACTACTGGCTCAAAACCGCCCACCCCGGCGACCTGTACCAAACCGCAGGCCAGCAAGGCAGCAGCCATGTGCGCGTGCCGGCTGAGGACATCATCCACGGCTTCATTGCCGACCGCCCCGAGCAGGTGCGCGGCATGCCCTGGGCACACGCCGCCATGCTCACGCTCAACAACCTGGGCGGCTACCGTGAGGCTGCCATCATTGCCAGCCGCATCGGTGCCAGCAAAATGGGCTTTTTCACCACCCCTGATGGCCAGGCTGACCCGATGGCCACCGGCAAGGATGAGGCCGGTAATCTGGTCACCGATGCCGACCCCGGCACCTTCAGCACCCTGCCAGAAGGCACCAGCTTCACCCCCTTCAACCCCGACTACCCCAGCGCCATGTTTGGCGACTTCATGAAAAGCGCCCTGCATGGTGTGGCCGCAGGCCTGCCCGGTGCCAGCTACCACAGCGTCACCGGTGATCTGGAGAGCGTCAGTTTCTCCAGCATCCGCAGCGGCACGCTGGAAGAGCGCGACACCTGGGTGCTGCTGCAGGAATGGTTTGCTGAGAGCTTTCTGGAGCGCGTGTTTGCCGAATTCATCAAGCATGCCTTGCTGTTTGGCCAGATCAAGCTCGACAACGGCGCCCCGCTGCCGCTGGCCAAGCTCGACAAGTTCAGCGCCCACACATGGCAGGGCCGCCGCTGGGATTGGGTCAACCCGCTGCAAGACATCGAGGCCGATGTGGTGGCCATCAACAACAACCTGAAAAGCCCGCAAAGCGTGGCCAGCAAGCTCGGAACCGACTACGAAGACCTGCTGATCGAGATCAAGCAAGCCCAGGCCATGCGCGAGCGCATGGGCATCAAGGAACCCCTGACCGCTGGCCAGATGGCCGCTGCTGCAGGCGCCGCCGCCAGCCAAACCACCACCACAAAGCCATAAAGAACACCCCAGCACCATGACAAGGATCGCGCAAGTACGGCAAAGCGGGCGCTGTTTGAGGCGCTGGCCCCACTTGTGGCAATTTCCCCCTAAAAAGATTCGCTCAATCCCGGCCCAATAGCGGCCATGAGCAACCCCACCCCACACCCCGCAGGCCAGCCCAGCGCCCGCTCGGCCCTCACGCCCGGCAGCACACTGCACCGTGGCTTCATGGTCACGCGCAGCGCGGTGGACGAAGCCGCCCGCACGGTGCAGCTGGCGTTTGCCAGCGAGACGCCTTACCAGCGCTGGTGGGGCATTGAAATACTTGACTGCAGCGCCGCCAGCATTCGCCTGGCCCGCCTGCTCGCCAAATCGCCGCTGCTCTTTGGGCACGACGACAAAGACCACCTCGGTGTCATTGAATCCGTCCAAATTGGTGCTGACAAGGTTGTCCGCGCCGTGGTGCGCTTTGGGAAAAGCGCCAGGGCAGAGGAAAAGTTCCGTGATGTGGTTGATGAAATCTTGAGCCAGGTCAGCGTCGGCTACATCGTGCACGCCGCCAAGTCAGAAGGCGCTGCCAGCAACGAAGACGGCGAGGTGGAGATGGAAGACAACGCCACCTATCGCATCACCGACTGGGAACCCTTTGAAATCAGCTTCGTCACCGTGGCCGCAGACGTGTCTGTGGGCGTGGGCCGCTCGGCTGAGTTGTCGCCCGTGTCTGCCACCGCTGTCCCGCTTACCCCACCCGTTACCCCTCCCATTTTGAAAAAGGAACTCACTGTGTCCACACCTACCCCTGAAATTGTTGCTGCGCCCGCAGCCCCTGCCATCCAGTCGCAAGACACTGGCGCCCGTGACGCTGCCCAGCGCACACAAATCAAAGAACTGCTTGCCATTGGCGACCAGTTCTCCAGCTTCAACGGCGCCGCCCTGGCCCGTGAAGCCGTGGAAAAAGGCCATAGCGTGGACCAGCTGCGCTCATTGATCATGAACGCCATGACAGCCAAGCAGACCACCCAAGCCACCCACCTGGACTTGAGCAAATCTGAGCAAAAGCGCTTCAGCATTTTCAAGGCCATTCGCGCCCTCACTGACAAGAGCTGGAAGGGTGCCGAGTTTGAGCTGGAATGCCACAACGCCATTTTGAAGCGCACCGGCCTGCCTGAAGCCGTGCACAGCGGGTTTTACCTGCCCATGGACATCCAGAAACGTGACCTCACGGTGGCTTCCCCCACCGGTGGCGGCAACCTGGTGGCCACTGACTTGCAAGCCAGCAGCTTCATCGACCTGTTGCGCGCCCAGAGCCGCGTGGCCCAGCTCGGTGCCACCATGTTGCCCGGCCTGGTTGGCAATGTGTCCATTCCCAAGCTCACCGGCGCCGCCACCGCTTACTGGCTCACCAATGAAGCCACGGGCATCACCGAAAGCCAGCAAACCATTGGCCAATTGGCCATGGCGCCAAAAAGCCTGGGCGCTTACACCGAACTCAGCCGCCTGTTGATGCTGCAAAGCACGCCCGCTGCTGAAGGCCTGGTCATGAACGACCTGGCCCGCGTGCTGGCCCTGGCGATTGACCTGGCTGCCTTTGAAGGCCCCGGCACGGGTGGTGCGCCCACTGGCATTAGCGCCACAGCAGGCATCGGCTCAGTCATCGGCACAACGATTGGCCTGGCCGCCATCACCGAGTTCCAGACCGATGTGGCCAGCGCCAACGCGCTCACCACAGGTTCTGCCTACATCACCACGCCAGCCGTGGCGGGCCTGCTCAAGCAGCGCCAGGCCTTTGCCTCGACCAACACCCCATTGTGGGAAGGTTCGGTACTGGAAGGCATGGTCGGCGGCTTCAACGCCACGACTTCCACGCAGCTCACGGCTGCCAGCATGATCTTTGGCGACTTCAGCCAGGTCGTGATTGGCGAGTGGGGCATGTTGGAAATTGCCCTCAACCCTTACGCCAACTTCACGGCAGCCATCACCGGCATCCGCGCCATCCAGTCGGTGGACGTGGGCATCCGTCAGGCCGCTGCCTTCAGCCGGGCGACTTCGATCACGTAAACCCGCAGCCAGCGGCCCGCCCCACAAGGGCAGGCTGCTGAATGCGCCCAAGGAACACCCCATGGCCGTGACCCAAACCCCCCTGAAAGCCGACGCCCTCGCGCCCTACATCGTCACCCGTGCCCTGTGCATCGATGGCGAGCGGGTCGAGGTGGGCACCGTCATTGAATTGACCCGTGTGCAGGCTGCTGACATGCTCAGCGCCAACAAGATCGTCCCCTACGTTGCCCCGCCTGAGCCGGTGGCTGCTGACAATCCCACCAAAGGCCACAAGCCTGCGGCAGTGGCCAAAGACGCGGCCGAGCCAAGCCCTGCCGACGCCACCCCAGCGCAGGCCGAGATTGGCTAAGCCATGTTCACCGAAGACTTGAGCGCATTCATGAACGTCGCCGAATTTGCCACCAGCGTCACCCTCAGCGGGGTCACCAAGGCGGCGATTTTTGACGCGGCGTTTGCGCTCGGGTCAGTCGGCCCCTTTGGCATGGCCAGCAATGCCCCCACCCTGACCATGGCCACCG